CGGATTGGCCTTGCTCGGGTACGAATCATCCAGTGTGTAATAGATCTCCGCCCCGGCCGTCGCCGACACGATCGTCACCTGGCCCGCCTCCGCATCGATCGTGAACGTCGGCCGCTGGCACTGGTTCAGCAGCTCATCATGATCCTCCAGGCAATGGAAATTCACCTGGTAAGCCTTCACCGATTTCCCCAGCTCATCGGCCAGCTTGACCGGTTCGATGCATGGTTCATCCGGAATGATCGTCTTCGCGATCCCCTGCATCCCGAAAATCTTCATCAGGTCCCGAATCCGCCGCGCCACCTTCCGGGCCGACTTCCCTGTCCCGTTCGGGTCCCGGTTCAATTCCACCAGCTCGACCACCTGAAAGGCTGGATGCAGCAGCAGCGGATTGAACATCACATCCGGATAGGTGTCATCGGCCACTACCTGCAGCACGATCACCGCCACGCCGCGCTTCCCCGTCTTGGTGGTCACCAGGGCCTGCTTGCGGTCCATCTCCGTCTTGATGTTCCCCTCCTCGAACACCACCACCGGGATGTCGCTAAAAAACGGGTCCGACTCCAGCCTCGCGGCCAGTTCATACGGCATCCGGTCAATAACATCCGTGGCCCTAATCATTCGAAATTCACCTTTTCAGCGCATTAACGATCGCGTTTGAAACCGCCTCCCCGTACTCCGCAATCCGGTCCTCGATTCCGCTCTGGATCGGCGCCCGCGCCGGAATCGTGCTTCCCGGATGATGAACCACCTTCGCAAAAACCGTCCTCTCCCCGATCTGAAACTTCAGCGCCCCCTTGTTCTTTGGATAAATATCGTGCGCCGGGATCCGCGCCCCGAACTCATGCACTGCCGGATAGCTCACGCCCTCCTTTGAAACCACGCTCGAACCAATCCCGCTCTCTACCCGCTGGCCTACGGCCACGGCCTGGCTGGCGCGCAAGCTTTGCCGGTAGCGGCCGCTCACGTAGCGCAGGCCCATCTCAACCGGAGGATTCTGCTTCGGAAAACTCAGATATTTGGACTTGATCAAGCCCACCGTGATCTGGTTCTGCAAATCCATGGCCTTCACGATCTCGGCCATCGCCGTCTGCGGCAGCTCCTGCACCGCGCGCAGCGTCGCCTTGGCCTCCTCGGTGAGCTCGATTTTGAGTTTCAGCGGCATTGTGAAATTTGATGGGCCAGCGCGCCATTCATCGGGCGCGCCGGCCCTGATAGTTCAGGGCGTTGTCGGAGCCGGTGTTGCGCCGGGGGGGACGGTCGAGATGCCGGCGGCCAGAGCGCGCAGCTCTTTAGTCGCCGCCTGGATGGCATCGGCCCGCTGCTGATCCGCGGCGCTCAGATCGCCGGGCGAGTTCTGGAAGTCGGTGATCAGCTTGTCGAGGTTAACGATGCCGGCGGCTATGCCGGTCAGGAGATCCTTGATGCCGGCAATGTCGGCATCCTCCGCGTCGGCCCACTCAGTGAATTTGCTCATAAGTTTCTGTTCGAATTTTTCCAGGTCGCGTTTGGTGGCCGGAAGCAGGGACCTGCTGAGCTGTCTTCCGAAATTGATCTTCATGAGAGCTGGTACCTCACGTACTGCTGCAGGATCTGTTTCACCATCGGCACCAGCTTGAAATCCTCGAGATCCGTCTGCGTCTTCGGCTTGTCCGCTAGGCCAGCGCCGAGCTTGTCCCTAAGATCCCAGCCGTGCTGGCACTGGGTGAGAAAGGCGGCCCGGAGATCGTTGGGTAATAGGAACGCCCGCGCCGGCGGAATATTGGCGTCCGCCGGCAGCGTCGGCGCGTCGCTCGGATAGCCATCGTCATCCGGCTCCAGCGGTTCGAACCAATATCCTCCCGACCAGGTCGCGCGCACCTGCAGCGGCCAGCGCCCCAGGAAATAGCCAAAATGAATCAGCCCGGTCTCATAATTCACGTTGATCGGCTGGCCCGTGATCTCGGTCCAGTTGTCCGTTTGGAAATAGCGCATCTCCACCCTGGTCACGACCGACACCGGAAATCTTGGCAAGTAGTAATGCGGCCGGTCCCCGGAGAAAACCATCGTGTCATCCTCCAGCCAGCCAAAGCGCCGGTTGCAATATTGGTCGAACCAGGCCGCCACGCCCAGGCCGAGCGTCTGGATCACGGTATCAAACCGCGGCTCGCCCGTCAGCGTGCTCGGCAGCAAATGCTTTTTGAGCGTATCCAGATTGGTCAGGCCGGCATTCATTCCTTGGAGGTCAGATGATAATTTCCGCAGTAGGAACAACGATAAGCGCGCCATTCAATTCCCACATTCAGTTCACCAGCGCGCGTCAAGGCTGCTTCCTGGGTGGTAAATCCTTCCTTCTTGGTCAGCCAGCACTTCCCCACGCGCACGCGCTTGACCATCCGGTCCATCGGCGGTTGGGTCATCGCTTTCGCGGCGTCTTTGAAAGTGCGGCTCATATTGGCTCTCGCTTAGGAATGGGATGCCCGGCGCCCTCGCCGGGCATCCCTCATCGCCTTTAAGTTAGAGACCGAACCGGCTCGGCTTGTACGTCACCTTGATGGTGATGTTGCTCATGCTGCGCGCGCTGGCGTTCGTCAGATAATCCAGCCGCAAATAGGGCATGGCATTGATCGTCAGATTCGTGCCGGCCGCCACGGTCGTGGTGCCGTTCGCGGCCAGGCTGATGTCCGCCGCCGTGATGTAGTTCGAGCCGTCCCCGCTCCCGGAGAAGTGCAGGCTCGAAGTGTCCGTGCCGGTGTTCGAGAGCTTGTAGCTCCAGTAGATATACACATCGCCGTACTTCCCCACGTTGGGCACGTTGATGTAGTAGTTGGTCGCAGCCGCGGTCAGCGCCAGGCAGTTGGTGTTGCCATCCAGGAGCACGCTCGACAGCGCCGTGTTGGTTTGTGACAGCGGCAGGATGGTGAGCGTCTGGCCGCCGGTCGTCTGCGCCGCCCGCAGCGTCCCGGCGCAGAACAGCGCCAATCCCAGCGCGATCAACACCGCCACCTTGTCGAAGAACCTCGACAACGCTCCGAACTGCCTCACGTTGATGATGCCTTCCTGATCCTTCACGAAAGGCACGCCATCCACCGTGACCGGTCCCTTGGCCCGCACCTTTACCTTGGCCGGATTCGCATCCGCCGCGGCCCGTTGCTCGAAGATGGCGTTGATGGTATCGATCAAATCCTGATCGTTTCCCGCTGCCGCCTTCATTTGGCTGAGTTCGGACGAACTTTTGCCGGCCAGTTCCTTTGCAAGTTTTGCATTCATAATTTTGTTTTGTTTTCGATTCGCTATTCGCTATCCGGATTAGGCCGCCGCCAGCGTCAGCACCGAGATCGGCTTGAGCGTGTTGCTCGCCGCTTTGGTTTTGAGTTTCACGCCCGCCCGGCACAGCGCCCGGAAGGCCCTCATGTTCTCCGCGAACTTGATGTCGTCGCTCGTCGCGAACTCCATGTCCTCGCGCAACCCGATCGCCTGGCCTTGCGGATCGCCGAACGCCGCCACGGTCGCTCCGGCCACGTCCGTCGAAGGCGCCACCGCCACCACCTTGACCGGGTAGCCCAGGATGTTCCCTATGCCTCCCGGCATGGGTGCTTCGGTGTAGGTCTGGAACAGCGGACGGCCGTTCTTGTCGCGCACCGCCAGCGCGCGAATGAGGTTCTGCGGATTCATCCACCAGCGGGCCTGTCGTTGCAGCACGACCTGGCTGACGGTCAGCATCGCGTTCTGCCAGTCCTCAAGCTGCGTCGCCCCGATCGTGGTGTTTCCCGCCGCGGTGGTCGCGGCTAGATTGGTGTTCACGCTCGCGGCATTGAAGATGCCGTAGTAACCCGCGTTCGTTTGATCTGCCGTGCCGGCGCCGATGAAGGCGGCCGTGTCCAGGCCAAACGCGATGCTCTGCAAGAGCTGCCGCGTCAGGTAAGGCGCCATGTCCACCGAGCTATCCGCCAAGAGCTCACGCGCGGAGAGCAGATAAACCGCCAGCGTCTGGATCGACAGCGTGACGCTGTCGCCCGTGAACGCCCCTTCGGTGATCGCGCTACCTTCACCAGTGCCCCCTGTGCCGGCGCCGATCCAATAGAAGCCCGGACGGGCGGTGGCGACCGGGACCAGATTGGTCCGCGCGCCCACGCGAATGACGTCCAGCGACGTCCAGTCGCCGTACTCCGTCAGCGTGTCATAGATCGTCTTGAACCATTCGCTCGGAATCGTTGCCTGTCCGAGCGAAGCATCCACGCCCGTCAGCGCCTTGCTGGACGCCCGCGCTTCCTCCAGCATTTTCTTCCAGGAAGCCGGCAGGTTCCCATATTCGTTCGGAAACGCCGCCGCGCGCGCGGCCGCGTTGATGAACTCGCCCAGGCCTTCATTGGCGTCCAGCGCCTTGGCCACCGGATCGCGAAAGCTTGAGTTCGCGTTCGACGCGATCGCCTGCTGCACTTTGCGCATCGACTTCATCGCCACGTCAAAGTCGTTGCAGGTGTTTTTCACCTTGGTCAGCTCTTCGATCGCTTTCTTGACTTCCTTATCCGCGCGGTCCAGGTCGTCGGTCACTTTCTGGAACCGGCTCTTTTGTTCGCCTTGCTCCTTCTGGACGTCTTCCACCCCCTTCAGGACTTTGGTTTGGAACTCATCATCGGTCAGCGGAGTCACCATGCCCAGCAACGGCACGGCTGCCATGCAGAGCAGCCCGACCTTGGGCGCGACGACAAAGACCGCGATGACGAACAGAACGGCGACAACGACGAGGGCGGCCAAAGCGAGCTTGCGGCCGCGAAGCACGGGCAGGAACAATTTCTTGAGTTTACGTTTCATAGTTTCAAATGGTTTTGATTGCGTTTTCGAACTTCTCCATGAACGCCTTACGTTTCCGCTGCCGGGCCTGGTTGGCGGCAGCGGACTCCGAGGCCAGCCAGGCGGTTTCACGTTTGCTGCGTTCACTGGAAATTAAATCGATGTCGGCCTCGGTCAGGATTCCGGCCTTGTAGGACTTGGCGATCGCATTGGGATTCACGCCGATGACGCAGACGGAAAGTTCCAACTGCTGTTGTTCGAGGAAAACCGTCGCCGGCTTGCGTGCCATATCCGAAAGATTGAGGTCGCGCATTTGGGAGTCCCAAACTTTCTTGCCCTCGCGCGATCGGCCGGAAAGAATCGCTGCCCCATGCCAATCGCACGGCCATTCGTTGGAATCAACCATCGTCACGACCTTAAGCGGCATAAAGCCAACGCTAACCGCTTTCAGGTAGCCGGCCTTCGTCATAGCGTAGCCGAGCTGCGCGAGAGTGTTTCCCGGAACATCGATTGCCCACTGCGCGGTCTCCATGAGCCGGTTGTTTTCCACGCGCGCATCGAGCACCTTGCCCAGAACAGCCTCGATGGTTCCGTATTTGTGGCAATCCACGAAGGGTGAGTTTTTTTGCATGCGGTCGAACTTCCAGCCGCTGATGCGCATGATCTCCTGATCGGCATCAATCGATTCGTCAGACGCGACGTACTCAATGATCCCGGACTTGTCATCCAGCACGCGGGTTTCCGAAGTGGTAATTGAACGTCGAATTGGGTTCATAGATTTGGGGGATTGGAGATAGTCAGCACCGGGATTTTGGAGCGCAGATGTTCGGCTAGATCTTTCTCGCTGGCGAAGCGGGTAGGATCGATTTGATAATTGAGGCCGGCAGCGGCCACCGAGATGGAGCGGTCTTTGCCGCGACCTGACGCGCGGCCGATGCGGGCGCCGGGTAAATGTTTTCGCAGGGTCTGGATGTTCATTCCTTTTCCCCCTTCGGCGCTGCTACGGCAATCACCTCGCAATGGCAATTGATGACGTTCTCGGGCGACCCGGCCGGATCCATCGGATAATCCAGCTCCTCACCATCCACCACGAACGGTTCGTCGATCGGGATCGGATTGGACATGTATCTCAGCTCCGCCTCCGCATGCGCCGGCCGCACGTTCGGCCCGTGCGACGAAAGCCACGCCTTATATTCCACGCCGGCATATTTCATCGCGTCGAACCCGGCGAAATTGAAGGCCGCCCCGGTCTCCGTCACCGCAATGCGCTTCGCCTCGCCCTTGGCCAATGCGTTGAACACGCTCCGGACCCGGTCTTCGAGTTGGTCCATCGTCTCGCCCTTGGCGATTCCCTCCTGCAAAGCGGTATTAAGCTGTGCGCGCGCCGTCTCGCCGCAGCCCATCACGGGCTGTTCGCGGCCGCGGATATACTCGAGCGCCTTGGCCGGAGCCATTTTCCAGGGATCATCCTTCCGCCCCAACTCGTCGAGGACCGCGCTCCCGGCGGTTTGAAGAGCAAGCTGCGTCACCGGATTGATCGACATCACCAGCTCCTTCCCGAACTGCACCGGATCAAAAATGAAATCGACAATGGACTTTGTGACCGCTTTTTCCTCGTGGCCGGACGCCAGTCCCTTAGTGCCCCCATGGGTCGCCAACTTTTTCAACGCCGTCGCCCGATACTGACTCAACAGCCTGGTCACCTTACTTGTGTAGGCGCGCACAACGCCGACCCTCGCCCGCATTTTCTTTTCCCACAGCAAATGGTTTTTGGTTTTGCGCGGGGACTTGATGGCGGCAATGAGGGATTTGATCGGGTTGTCGTTGGCCTGGGCGCTCTGGTCGTTTTCGGCAAGGGCGGGATCGGTGCTCGGTTCCGGCTCGGCCGTCACGTCGCCGGCCGGCGTCACATTGATCGGCAGGTAGCCGATCTTGTCCCCTTCGAATTCCGGCAAATCCAACCCAAGGTAATCCGAGATGTCGCGCATCGGCATCCCGCGATTCGCCAGCGTGTCGATCGAGGCCAGCCGTTCCTTGCGCACCTCCTGAAAAACCGGGTGATCATCCCAGTTAAGCTGCGCTTCCACCTGCAGGTCGAACAACTTGGCGACCAACCGCTCCAACCCGTCGCAAAACTTTTCCCCGGTCGGCACGCATGTGTTTGAAATGAGCTGATAGAAGTCGCTCGCCGACCCAATCGAATAGGCCGCCTTCACATCCGCCAGACTCGGCGGCACACCGAACGCCAGGTAGATCTCGTGTCGATTCTCCAACCGTTGGGCCACGAAGCTTGAATCCACGCTGCGCACCTGCGGATCTTCCACCGTGATATCCCCGCTCATGAAGATCGGCCGGAAATCCCCGCGCAACTGCGCCTGCCGCTTGGCTTTCAGGTCGGCGATGATCTGTTCGCGCTGCGCGTCCGTCGGCACCCCTGTCTTGGCCACGATATACGGCCCGGTGTCGCCGTTATTGGACATCAGGTTCCGGGCAAACTTCCCGGCCAGCCAATCCGCCTCGGTCGCGATGTGCGCCGGCTCGTATTCACCCAGGCCGCGCCACTTGTCATAGGGGTTCCAGTACTTGATCTGGATCACTTGCTCCGGCAGCAGCGCGAAGGTCTTCCCATCGGCATCATTGAAGCTCCAGCCCGTAAGCTCGCCATTCTCGATGATGTGCCGCATCCGGTCCGGACGGGCGATGATGATCTGTGGTGGCCGTCCGCCAGGACCCTTGCGGGCTTCCGGAAACGGCACCATCAGATCATCGGTCAGCAGCCAGAACGTCTCTCCACGCAGCTTCAGCCATCCGACGCTCGCCTCCACAAAATCCGCATATCCCAATCCCATCGCCGGCTCCCGCAGGAACGCTTCCACAGCGGGCAAATCCAGCGCCTCTTCCTCCTGAACGTTCTTTCTTCCGCGCTTCCACGCTTCCACCCTTCCCATCTTCCTCGACTTTGGACCTTGGGCTGCCCTCCCCGACGTCGAATATCCCGTCGCCTCATCCCGGGCCGAAAAAAACATCACCGGCACCGAGCTCACCGGCCCGGCCACCGTCTTGATCGCCCGCTGCACCCAAACCGAGTTCTTAAACGGCTCGAACAGCGTCTCCTGGCCACCCACCTCGATGGCCCGCGCGAACCAATAGGCCGGCACGCCCTGGAACCCGCCGCCCATCGAATCCACCCCTTTGGTCACCAGGCGCGGATCCGCGCCCCGGAAGATCAGGCTGGCCGCCTGGCTAACCCGGCTCAAAAACCCGATTTTGTGATTTCCAGAGCTCATGCGGGGTGCCATTGCAATTTAGCGCCAGTGTCTTGCAAAACGATTTTCAGCCTCAGTGCCATGCTTCGGAGCGTGGCCTTCCCCGGCCCGTCCTGGGTCAATTTCGGCCCTGAGTCATAATTAGAGACGCTCCTTCCAGCCTTCCTATCCTTCCAGCCTTCCTCTACCTTGAAGGTTAGGGAACCGGCCGCCGCCCCTCGCGGAGCGGCGCCGGCCATCCGGGCGCACGCGGGACCAGTCGTCATGCGTCCGAAAGCTTTTCTTGGTAGTTCGTGAAGTTCGCGCTTCATATCAGTGCGCTCGAAAACTGCATCGTCTTGATGTTCCCCGCCTGTTGGCGGAGCGCCTTCGCCCAAAACCGGTCGCAATGGGAATCCTCGCTCTCGCCCACGAACCGGATATTGCCGCTCAAGCTGACCTCCTTCTTGATCCCCCGCAGATCCGCCCGCAGCTTATCGTCCCGCGGAATCCTCAGCTTCCGGTCCTCGAACGCCGCTCGCAGCCCAAACGCCAGCTCTTCCTTCACCGGCGCCGTAAAAGTGATCGGCTCGACCTTATAGCCGAACCGATCAACGGCGCGCTCGGCGAGCTGCATCCCTAGCCCGGAGGCATCGAGGCACGCTCGCTTGACTTGCGGGAGCGTCAGAATCCTATGCAACTCGTACTCGAGCTCGCCGAATTTCTTCCCCTGCAGCTCAATCCGCAGCCGATCCCAAACCACGTCGCCCACCTTCTCCCCGACATCGATGACGAACAGATCGACCTTCCGCGCCACATCGCAGCCGACATACAGCGGATTTTTGCAGTCCAACAGGTAATCGAAATCCTTCAGGCAATTGGCCTCCTCGCACGAATTGATCAGGTCATAGCTCAGGAACGCGCTCGCCTCGTCTGCCGGGATGCAGCAATACTCTTGCAACCACTGTTCCTCATCGATGCATTCCGCCCTCTGCCGCTCCAGCCAGGCCTCCCTCGTTTCGTTCCGGCCGCTCACCTTATTGATCTTCTCGACCAATCCCTCCTCCACGGCCTTCTGAACCGGCACCGTGTGCAACGACCAGGCCCTCGCAAACTTCGCCCGCGGAGAATTCTGGTCTTCGAGCTTTCTGCCCTCTTTGATATCCGTGATGATTTGGTTGAACACCGTCCCCACTCCCCGGTGCGTGCTGATAATCGAGAGGCTGCCACCCCACTGCGTCACCGGCTTGGCGACGGCGTAAAGCTCCCGCTGATTCTTATGCAGCGCGAATTCGTCCAGGGTGACATGTCCGGTCTTGCCGACGATGGCGTCGGGGTTCGAACTGAGAGCATAGATGCAGGCGCCACTGGCGAAGCGGAGGACCTGGACGGCGACGGCTTTCCCATTGGCGGCGTCGAAGACTTGCTCGCCGAGATCTTCGGCCGCGTACTTCAGCACATTGGCCCATCGCTTGCAGTAGAGCACAAACTGCTTGGCCTGGATTTCATCCCGGCTCATCACCCATTCATCCTTGGCACCTTCGAGGGCCGCCCGCTTCACGACCTTGTAGGAGTGCGCGTAGGAGAACCCTAGCTGCCGTCCCTTCTCACAAATGCTCAGCGGCGACTGGTCCCAAATCCAGTCCGCCTGGCTCTTGTAGAAGAATTTGTCGGGCCTTCCGCTCATTCGGTCGATTGAGTGCTGACTTCCTTTTTCTCCAGGATCACCACAACGGCCTGCATCGTTGACGAGAAACCGTTGATGACTTCCCAGCCGGCCGCGAGGTAAGCGTTCAGCTCAGCCACATTGAAGCTGACGTCCGGATTGTTGGGATTGACTGAGATCGCTAGTTGCATTCGTTATTCAGAGGAGATTGAGCTCGTGTTCGATCCTGTCGATCGTCTCCTTCGTGATTCCGCCTTTGCCTTTGGCGGCCGCCAGTTCCTTCTGGATCCGTTCCTTCCGCTGCTTCACTTCGTCGAGATACTTCTCGTACTTCAGCCCCTGGTCAGAAAGTTTGGCCAGCGCATTGATCAGCCTCGAGTACTGTTCCGGATTTCCCTGGAGCTGCTTCGTAATCGTCTCCGGGTCCAAATCCGTCAGCACCTCGTAAATCTGGCTGGATGCAATCTGCACCGCCGCCTCATGAATCTTGCTCCCCTCATTTTCCTGAACCACCTTCAGCGCAAACTCCCGCTTGATCCGCATGTCATCCAGCCGGCCTTGTTCCTTCAGCCAATCCTGGTAGCCCGAGCCTTTCTCCGGATCGCCGCTCCCCTTGAACCAGTGGCTCATGTTCTCCTCGTTGACTCCCGGCACTCCATGTTCCACGAGGAACTTAATGACCGCGCCATACGTGGCGCCATCCCGCAGCCGCTGATTGACCTGGTTGCGCAGGTCCATGGGCAGTTGGGCGATTTTTCCAGTTCTTTTCATCAGCCTGGTCATTCGCTCCGCTGCTCCCAGTGCAACGATCCGGCACTGGTGATCTGGTAACGCACTACGCCCGTCGCGGGATCGGAAAGCTTCGTGCAAAATCCCTGCCCATGCAGAAAGAACAAGGCATCGAGGACCTCGCTGCTCGTATAGTCGCGCAGGTCGGCCATCGCCACCTTCCGGATGTGCGCGGCGCTCAGCGGAATCCGCTGCGATCCATAGAGCTGAAATAAACACTCGTGCCGTATTTCCTGTTGTCGATTCATAACTGCTGTTGCTGCTTCACCCGCGCGATGTGCTGTTGGATCACTTGGCACAACGATTCGAGCGAACTGAGTTTCTCACTGAAAAACGTGAACGGATCTTCCGGCCGCTCCGGGTCCTTGTAATAACCGCTCAAAATCAGCACCGGTAAACTGTGCGAGTAGCTCCGGATTTTTCTTAGAACCTCAAGCCCATCGCGGTCCGGAAGCTTGAGATCCAACAGCACGAGATCGAATGGGGGAACGAATTTGGCTTCCGCCGCCGCGCCAGTGTCCGCAACTTCCACGCTGCAACCGTCCGAGACCAGGCTCCGGCTGACGAGCTCGCAGAAGGCAGGGTCATCGTCCACGACCAGGATTTTGAATGGCGCGCTCATTGGGTCCTGCTTTTGCTGCGATGGTCGAGCATGGCAATGATGCGCTCAGGCAAGCGCTCCTGTTTTTCCGTCATTCGCCGTTCGCAGTCCTCGATCTTCGTGTTCATGCGATCGCTCATGTCGTCAATCTTTTTGTAGATCCCCGAGCTGCGCGCCGTCGCTGAGACCCGGTCGGCCTCCCGATCGCGCGCGTGCTGGATACGGATGTTTTCCACATCCTCCTGGGCCTCCTGGATGCGGGCCCGCAGTTCCTGCTGGGAGAGGCCGAGTTCCGGATTGCTGGGCTGGGGTGGATTGCCCAGCGCGTTTTGGCGCAGCTTAAAAAGCCCGTTCACCAGTCCGACCACAAACGCCAGGCACGCCAGCCAGCCCGCGATTTGGATTGATACCAGTTTGTCCATATCAATCATCGGCCGTTAGGTTCAGACCGCCGGTCGTTGTCATAACACATCCGGCAGCTCTTCGCGTTGGGTTGCTTGCGCTCTCCGCAGTCGCAGTAATAATTCAAGGCTCTGAATTTCACTGTTTCCTTTGCCTGACTCAATTGCGCTGCCCAACGGTTGTCGCCTTTAGTGCGCGCAAAGACCAATGCAGCGGTGATGATCCTGAGAGCCTCCTTCGGAGGCGGATAGGGAGGCTTGACGCCGACGACACGCATGGCCGCCGAAAACCTCATCCGCCTGGCGGCCGCGGCCCCACTGCCCGACTCCACGCCACAAGGCGCGGAATCACACGAGGGAACATCAGGAAGGATCCGCAGCCCGACGTGCGCGTTAAAATCATTTTCGCTGGCAGCGGGGTGGCCAACCTCCAGAGTGGCGTTCGCGTTACTCATTGCTCATCACCCGAAAAAAACGATTCTCCGTCGGGTAAATCGGATGGTGAAACTCGATCACCGCGTCCTGTGCCGGAATCAAATCGTTAAACGCGCAACACCAGCTCGCGCTCGCGTCCATCTTGAATTGCACCTGGTAAATTTTCCCCAGCTTCACCGCATAGGTGAGCACGACGTCATTGGTCGCGCCCAGCCGGATGCTCACCGGCACCATCGTGTTCAACCCCGCCTCCAGCGCGTACGATTTCAATTCCGGCGGCGTCGGCGCATCCAGAATCGTAATCACCGCGATCGGCGGCGCGTTTGTCGTGTCCAGCGGATGCGCTATCATCGGCGCGGCCGCCGAGCTCCTCACCATTTGCGTTCCCGAAAAGATCTCCGCGCCTTTCGGCGATGCCAGCGGCTTGACACTGACGGACGGGTCTGTGACCGAGACGGGCGACGGCGGCAACTGCGCAAAAGCCATCTGGCCGCAGACCGCGCAAATCACTCCCAGCATTCCCATCGCTCTCATCGATTGTTCAGAGTTCAAAGTTGAAAGTTGAATGTTCAGCGTTGCAGAAAATTGCCCATGGTTTCGGAGAACTCCCCATCCTCCCAACAATCCGAATGGCCATAACTCGGCCACTCGATCGTCTCCACCTTCTCCGCCACTCCCGGCGAAACGTACTTCGGCCCATGCAACCCCAGCGTCCCGTAGCCGAGCAGTTTCCCCGCCCATGAACGCGCCAACCTCAACGCCACGTCCTTCTTGGCGACATACACGGAGACCCGGCCGATCATTTCGGAAGACAGCAGCGTGTTCAGCCCGTTCCGATGAAAGTTGCTTTCACACGCTCCGCAGACCAGGTGCAAAGCCGCTTCCCTCTGCGCCCACTGGGCCCCGCCCCACAGCGCATCCAGGATGACGTCGCACCCGTTCGAGTGCCCTACCATGGTGATCTCCCACCCGTCCCGATACTGATCCAGCGTTCGATACAGCTTGCTCACCCGGTCCGTCTGTCCAAATGCCCGCCCAATCGGCCCGCAAAAATATTCCACC